GCCAGTTGTATAAACTATTGTTTCTGGTAATTTTGTAGCTTCTCCACTAAGAAGTACTCCAGTACCATTTACTGTAGGACGAGATATAAAAGCTTTAATTCCAGAAATAGTTTGGTTGCCAGTAGTAAACATAATATTTTTTGGTAAACCTTCACCACTTAAAAGTATTCCAGTTCCATTTATGGTTGGGCGAAGATTAGATTTAATTTTTAAATTTTCAAAAAATATTTCAGCTTGCTCTTCTTTCAATCCAAAAGCTAATGATCCTGATTTATAATAAAATGTATTTCCCATAAAATTAATACCTCATTTAAACTACGTTAAAGGAACCAACTCCTCCAACACAATTTTTGTAAACTCCTATTGATCTAGCGTCACCAGGGGCGCCTGAATTCGACCCAAAAGAATAATCTCCTCCAACGCAATTTATATAAATACCGTTAGATATCACCTCTGATCCACCACCTCCATAAGAACCGTCTCCAGCAACACAATTATAATATTTTCCAGCTGATATTTCGCCGCCAAAAGAACTACCTTCTGCTTTGCAATCTCTATAATTTCCATAAGAATAATTTTCTCCAAAAGAGCCCCAGGTAGCAGTACAATTTACATAAGTTCCATAAGAATATCCACGATTTAACCCAAGATCATCATATCCTCCAAAAGAGCGAGGTCCAGCCTTACAATTATAATATATTCCATTTGAGCCGCATCCAAAAGAATTATTTTCAGCAATGCAATTATAAAATTCTCCATTAGCATTACCACGCCCACCAAAAGATTGAGTTTTTGAAGTACAATTATAAAATTTTCCATTACAAATGCCGTTCCCAGCAAAAGAACATTCTCCAGCAGTACAATTCTCAAAAACACACCCAGGCATAGTTTGTCCATTCGCTGCAAAAGAATAATTTTCACCAGTACAATTTTTAAAAATAGATCCACCTAAAATTCTTCCATATGCTCCAAAAGAATATTCTCCAGCTTTACAATTTATATAAGTACCCGCATAATCAATATGTGTTCTTGTTGATCGAATATTAGAAGAATTACTTTTAAATAAAACATTTTCTATATATGGAGTTTTTGCATTATCTGGGAAATAACTAGCTGGATCAGAATCGCTATATATTGTATAATTTTCTTCATATTCATCATAATGTCCATCTGGTCCACGTTTCCATACGAAACGAGTGCCTATTGGAAATTGATAAGTTGTATTAGTATTTTCTATTTTTAAATTAAATAATTTAACATCGTTAGCTTTTAATTGTAATGTGCCTCTGTTTGCAATACCTATATCACTCTTAATATAATGACTTTCTCTGTTAGAAGTTGATCCAACAATATCAATATAATCTGCATCAAGAACCAAGCTTTGGGCTCCAAGATCATAAATTGCTGGTGGTAAAATGACCGACAATCTATTATAAGCAGACAGTGGCTGGCCATTTATATTTTGAATTATGGTTTGATTTATGGTTTGATTTTGGCTTTGTATTTTTAATACGTTCCTATTGATATAAATACTTGCGCCTGAAAGATTTTGATTTAAACTACTACTGCTACTTATTCCATTACTACTTATTACGCTACTACTGCTACTGCTACTTCTCCTGCTACTACTGCTACTACTGCTAGGAGTAACGTATAATTTAGCTAAAGCGTAGGCTGCTAATAAATTATTACCATTAGTGATTGGGTCATCTGTTACTTTAACAGTAATATAACTGGCACTATTTAACTTATTTAATAAATCAGCCATTTTAACTTACTCCATTATCTGCATTAAGGGCTACCCATCCTGTATAACCTATATTATTTACACCTAAGAGTTGCAAACTCTCATTCTTATAAAGATTAATAGTAGAAAATCCATCTATAGTTCTTTGATTTGTTCCAGTTATTAATAATACTCCAGTATTAAGGTTTTTAACATAATAATTTATACCAGAAGTTATTTCACTAGGTAAAGTGCCTGTAATATTATTTGAACTATTAGCAATATTTATATAAGTATCACCAAATGTAAAATTAGAATTAATATAATTATAAGATGATAATTTTTTATTTCTTATTTGAACAGTATCAAAACTTGCACCATCTGCTTTTATATTTCCATCTACTTCTAATTTTTCAGAAGGAGAATTTGTACCTATACCAACTTTACCATCATTTTTTATTCTTAATCTTTCGATTCCATCAGAAAAATTTTCAGAAGTAAAGAATTTTATATCTCCACCTTGCCAATTATATTGTTCAAAATCATTACCCTCTATTCCAAAAAATACTCCTTGATTAGCGCCACTATTATTTAAAATTTCTAGCCATGTGCCAGGAGAATTAGTTTGAAGACTTAATGTGTATTGAGAATTTGGATCTACTATGCTAATCGAATCATTTCCAATTATCAAACGACCACTTTTGATTTGATTTCCAGTTGTATAAAGAATATTATCTATTCCAGTAATATAATTCGTAAGGTCTAAGCCTCTGATAAAACCGCTAGGGTTATTTATTGAATAATATCTAAAGTCTAATTCTCCTGTATGGACAATTCCTTCTGGACCTCTTGGACCAACTATTCCAGGAATTGATATTTCTGCATTTGTAGCTTCAAAATTTAAACTTAAATCTAAATTTGGCATATAATTTTATCTTGTAACTTCTGGCAAAATAGAAAATTTGCCTGCTAATATTTTATTACTATTTCCATCTTGTATTCCAGATGGATATAATTCAATATCATAAATATGATCGCCTATTGGAAGATTCTTGGACTCTAATGAACTTACATTAATAGAGACTTTACCATCTTGACCATTTACTATAGAAGGATTTAAATCTAATAAAATCCCAGTAGATCCATAGCTAGATCTAACTTGGCCTCTTATACTATAACCATCTAATTGTATAATAGAACCAAATTCATTTTTTAAATTTAAATTAAAATTAATATAATCGCCTTGATAACCAGTAATATTATAAATTGTTACCATGTAAAATATTACACAGAACAATTATTTTATCGAAATAAAATTTAACTGCCTTCTGAAAGAATTTGTTTTGCAGTCTTAGAAGGGACATTATTCCGATTTACTTGTGGACTTGGTTTGTAAATAGCAATATGTTTTTGAAATTCTTTTTTTAATCTTCCAATAAGAGTCTTTCTATCGTCAATTGGTACAAGACCAATTTTAGAGGCATGAGATTGAAGATCACTTTTATTTAAAGCTTCCAAATATTCAGCATATATTTCTTTATCAAGAGTTCCATACTTAGAAGTACCAGTATCTCCCCAAACTTGATCTAGTGTTAGAGGTCTTTTTTCTACCTTACCATGAGCTTGATGCAACAAATTAATTTTAGATTTTTTAGCCATATTATTTCCTTATATACTATTATATAGGTATAAAGTTAAAGTGTCTAAAAAAAGAAAAACCCAAGGGGATGAACCCTTGGGTTTTCTATAATTTCAGCTAGTTAATTAGGCTGTTTGATTGAGCCAGATACCAGCAATTGCACGACCATCTAGAGCAACACGACCCTCTTCTAGAGAACCGTAGAAGCCAATTTTCTCTGCACGAGAAACGAATTGATCGTCTGGTAGAGCTGAGAATGTGCCACCAGTCTCGGATTGACGAGCTACTGGACGAACAAATGCATCCTTACTCAAATCAACTCCAACAAGGATTTGATCATTTGTAGCATCAAAGGAGCTAAGAGCACCGCTACCCTTGAATTCTGCGAATAGGGTATTGTACTTCTTGCCTTTTCCAAGCTCAACTAATTCATGGATAGAGATTCCATAAATTTCTTGTGCACCAGCACTGCGATAAATGTCTTCGCGGATGCCAGCAGGAAGATCTGTATTGTTATTTCCTACTGCATTATAAGCGAATTGACGGATATCACCTTTGACTTCTGGACTTACGAACAAATCAGTAACTCCATAAACATCAACTGTGGTACCACCAGCATAAGAAGTATTAATTCTTTTTACTAGTGTAAGCAATGAGTTTAGGTGACTAAGAGATAATACTTCGTCCCCTGCTGCATTAACTACGTTACCGCTGGTGTTAGCTTCGGCTAGAGCTTTTAGAACAACTGCCCAAGCATTTCGTTCTTGCTTAACAAGAACTTCGTTAGCCATTCTCTCGACTGCTTTGCTGATGACATCAAGACGTCCTCTGCGAGCATATCTTTTTAGGAATGAAACTGCGCTATCCAAACGATAGGTAGCAACTTTCATTTCTGCAAAGCCTTCTACGTTAGCAGTTGGTAGACCACCTGCAACATTTTGACTCCATGTTTGAATGTAGTCTTGGCTCTCGTTACTCCATAGATCCAATGGGATCGAGGGATGATCATCTTCGTCATAAGGAAGATCACTGTAGATTGTGCTAGCAGTTCCAGCTTGCATTAGAACCTTACTAACTACTGGTCCAATGAATGCTGCAAAAGCTTGTGAAGCTTCTCTTGCTACGCTGGTATCTTTACTACCCATAGCTTTGATAAGCTCAACTTGTTCTGGTGTATTTTTTAGTTTTAATTTCATTTTTTAAATTTCTCCTATAATTAGAAGCTCAATTGTACGATGGCAGCGCCACCAACAATTGCACTTAAAGTTTTACCAACAACAGTACCATCTCCAGAGGTAGTTAAACCACCGTCAATACTGTCAGATAATCTAACAGCTGAACCAGCGGCTCCAGAACCGTCTAAAGTGATATGAACTACTCCCTTTGTAAGAACTGGAATAGCTTGTCCTTTTAGAACAACGCCCATTTCAGCAGCTTTACGAGGGTTGAATTTTAGCAATTCACCATTTTCGTCAACTTCAGCTACTGACATTAATGTAACGCCAAGAGCTACGTCTGTTTTTGTAGTGATAGGTACAACTTTAGCGCGAGTACCATAACGCAAAGATACAGTGTTGCCTACTGTAGAACCAATTGCACCCATAGTTTCTACGGGTCCTTTATTGTCTAATGCAACACCTTCTGAGATCTTAACTACTGTTCCAGCAGCTAGGGTATCTCCAGCGTGATAACCAAAAAGGTTAACAACGTCGTGTTCATCATATTGTCTGAATGATTTTAGTGCCATATATTTTTCTCCTTATTTTTTGATTTCAAATCCATCCAAGTCGAAAGCTTTAGCATATTTTTCACGTATGGTAGGCTCTGCAGCTGGGGCTGAATTTGGTATTTCTGCGGAAGCTTTTGATCCATTATCAACAGCTTGTTCAACAACCTCTTGGGTTGTAGAAATTTGTGCTACTTCTTCTGAAGTTTTTACTTCTTCTGTTACAGAGGCTTTTACCTCTTGTGTTGCATTAGAAGTTTGTACTTCTTCTGAAGCCTTTGCTTTTTTAGCAGACTTATTTTTTTCTTTCATAAGAACTGCCATTTTATTTTTATAACCAGCAAAAGCTTCTTCATTTAAATCTTTAATATCTTCTGCAAGAACTTTACGATCTTCATCAGATAGATCGTACTCTTCATCAAAAGATGCCATTCTAATATTGAAAGCTTCTTGTTTAGCTTTGGCTAATTGTTCAGCTTCAATAGAGGCTAATTTTTGATTTAGTTCTTCGATTTGTTTCTTAACTGTATCGTGTTCAGCTGTTACAGAAGCTAATTTTTCATTAGCAACTTTAATTTCATTTTCTTTTTCAGCTTTCTCGTTCACGAATTGATCATTAACTTTTTTGATCTCTTCTGCTATAAAATCAGTAATGCTAGAAGCAGTTACTTCCTTCAATAGCGCATCTGTGATCTCCTCAATTTTTGATATTTTCATATATATTGTATCCTTTTTTACATTTAATTTCTCATCTTGGGAAATACTATTTTCTTCAGAAGCCGCTTTTAGGTCTTCTGCAAGAGTAGATTCTTTGTTTTCTACAGCTACTCCTTTAACATCTGCAGCTGGATTTAATGTTAAACCAACCCCCAAAGGAATAACTTTTCCCAAAACTTGACGATAAACATGTTTATCTTTAAATTTGCCATTTCCACCAAAACTTCTTAAATTAGACTCTATATTATCTATTTCTTTTTGATCTGTTACAAATTGACCATTTTCAATATTTTTCTCACCGTCTTCTAGCATAACGATATTATATTCATCAAATCCTAATTCCCAGCTAGCAGAAATACTCATATAATTTTCACTTGTAGGATCATTAGATTCTTCTAGTTTATCTGCTAAATCTTGACTTACTATTTTCCAAACCACACCGCCTAAAGTAACATTAAATGGTCCTTTTGTATTTTTAGCTTCCTCTTCTGTAATCGGTTCATTTGAGCCAAATTTACTAAAGCTAGATGTTAATATGCATCCAACTACATGATTTCTATTATGCTCTACATTAATAGGTTTATTAACAAAATATTTAGATACATTTGCTGCGGTCTCATGATCAATAACATCGCCATTCTTATTTATTCTATTAACTACGCATGCATCAAAAGCTATAGGTAATAAATCTATATTAGCTTGGGTATCGATATTTGGTATAAATTTTTTAAGTTCTTGAGCAGAAGCTAAAGATAGGTATTTATCTTTTTCTTCACTGACTACTGGACGTATGTTAATATTTGAGAATATTGTTGTAAATTTATTTTTTTGTTTTTTCATATTATGCATCGAATGTATAAGTTACACCATCTTCTTCATCTTCTAGATATAATTCTTCTGCAGAAGAAAATTCAAAATCATCTAAATTATATTTTTTAATATCTTCTACTGCTTTATTATAGTCTATTTCACTTGGAATTAGACTACCTTTAACTATAAATTGTGATCCAGAAATTTCAAATATAGAAGATTTTAAATTAGTAAATACTGTAGATAAATCGCCTTTTGCAACACGAATAAATAAATTAACATGAGCCAAAGTCTCTTTATTTAAATCTTCTGAATTATTGAAACCATTTTTATAAGCATTTTTTAAGTCAAATAATTTAATCTTAATATCAGACTCTTGATTATGTAAATCTAATTTTTCTTGCAATAATGCAATAATTTTTTTAGAGAAAGTCACAGCTTTTTCTGAGCATTTTTTTGAAGTCTTTTTTCTTGTTCTTGGTTTATAGCTTTTCTTGGCTTTAACTAAGTCAAAGCCTAGACTATCAGAATGATTATTCATCTCTATATATTATACACTTATAGAGGTAATATTTTTAATTAATTTTAAATATTTAATGAATTTTCTATTAATTTAGCTTCAGCGTCTCTTCTTCTGCTCATACCTTTTTCTATACTTCCACCAATCCATATTCTTTTCATAGAGCGAATTTGATTAGCAATAAATGTTAATGCTTTTTGATCAAAAGTATTAGTTATAGCCATAGCATCTCTTATTAATTTCATTTCTTTACGTCTATCCCCTTGTAATGAATTTCCTCTATTAAATACTAAACTAACTAATCCACCTTTAGCATCTTCTGGAAGATTATCAAAATTAGGAAAGGTATCACGAGTTAAATTATAAAATTTTGTTACTGTTTTGTTGTTAAATACTTTTAAACCAATGTCCCATGGAATAATTATATCTTTTAATCCTCTCACAAGATCTTTTGCTGATATGCCTTTTATTCCAACTACTTTATATAATCTATCAAAATCTTTTTGATTTAAATCTTTCCAATCGTTAGTGAATTCTGTTTTATTTACATATCCAAGGTCGTAACCAACTCCAATCGTAACTCCGCTTTGCTCTCCTGGCCAAGTTGGATTTTTTAAAAATTTATTATAATAGTTTTCTCCACCACCAACTTCAAATTCAAGAATAAGATCTATAGATTTTTTTGAAAGCATAATTAGTTCCTATTTAACTTGCCAACTTTTTTAATTAAATCTTTATTTCTTGATTTATATATTTGATATTCATTGTTCTTCATCTGTTTATGTATATAAGCTCTGTTTAGACTCTCCATACCGTAATTGCTGCATTTTGTTATTTGTTCAGGGTGAAATCTATATAAAACTAACGGTTTATCTTCTTGAGATGAAGCAAATTTTCCACCATAATAAAAAGATTTATAAGCGAAATCTCTATCTCCTCCAGCAAAAAATATAGAATATCCATTGATCTCATTAAAAAATTCGTTTCTAATACAACATGATGGATTTATAAAACTAGTTATAATATTGTCATTTTCATCTAAATAAGGATGCAGTGGCTTGTTTATATATTCTAAAATATTTTGATCTTTTATATGATTAATAATTTCTTCCGCATTTTTGAACTTTTCATAATCTTCTCCTTCTTCAGCAAAATTCATTGTTGGTGCAGAGAATAGATCAAATTTTTCTTTATTATAATATTCTAAAGTTTTTTCTATTCTATTTGGAAGAGATATATCATCAGAGTCAAATATAAAAAATAATTCACCTTTAAAATTTTTAAAATATTTATTTACTGATTGATAGAATCCAATATTACTTTCATTTTGATAAAAATTAAATCTTTTATCATTTTTGTATATATTTTTTATTTTTTCTAAATGATTTGATTGTGAATTGTCGTCTATTATATGAACATTAAAATTTTGATAAGTTTGCCACATTACAGATTCTAAGCATTGAAATATATAATCATTATTTTTATGAAAAGATAATACTATATCAACCAAAATTGATTTCATTTTTTAATCTTCGATTCCTTTGATTGCGTCAAAATATATTTTTAATCTATTTTCTAATTTAGCTAAATCTATGTCTTCTCCTAAAGAATAAAAACCAATAATTCCTGGAAAAAAATCCCAATAATTAGTACTTTCTGGATTTTGAGTCAAAAGATAAATATCCCCATCTAGGTAAGATATTCTTTTCCAAAGTCCATTAGGACAAGAGCTTAAACTTTTTGAATAATCAATACCATTTAATCTTAACTTAATAGATGAACTATCAGGTTTAGACATTCCAACTAAACCTGAAAAAGTTTCTGTTGACCAATCTGGATTCCAATACATATAACCTTCGCTAGCAGGAGACGAGCAAAGCCTTAATCTAAAATAGACTAGTTCTATATCTCTAACTGATAAATATATATTGCGACTATTAACTGAATAGAAAAACAAATAATCATACCAAATATCTAAAGGTTGTGTTACATAAACTGCAGCATGAACATTATCTCTAGCATAATCTAGATTTCTAGATCCAGCCTTTAAAGCTTTTAAGTCTCCGTAATTTGATCTGATACCAATTCTTCTATCATAATCTGAAGAAACAAAATTAATATTAGTTGGCTCATTTCCTACTAATGGGATTAAAGCTCCGTTTAAAGTTCTTGCACCGCCAATTAAACATGATTCTTTTATAGAAGTCCAGATACCATCATTTTTACAGCCAACTATAAAGTCATTCATTGCAGTTTTAGTTTTCTCTTCTAATCTTTCTCCATCCGCATTTTCTACATTAAGTACATAATTTAAAGAATCTTGGTCTGTAGGATAAGTAGAGATTACTTTAATTCTTCCAGAAGGATATTTTTGTATAATTGCGTTACCACCAATAGCGATATTAGATCTGAAAGTACTAAAAGTTAAAATAGAGTTATTTGGTATAGAGTAATTATTACTATTTTCTTGAGAATCAAGATTTAACCATGCACCTGTTAAAGATTTTTGAAATTTTATAAATGGATCATTTGGAGAAGATTCACTAGATATTCCGATGATATCATTAGTATTAAATAAAGAAGGATTAAAGATTTGACTTAAAGAATTATTAGTTGCAGATTTAAAAAGATACCTCTTGCTCTTAAAGACATTAATTGTAGATAAATTTTCTACTTTCACAATAAAAGATTTTTTATTTCCTGACTTAGATGTAACCTTTGAAGACTTTACTAAACTATAAATAATATAACTAAGTGGGCTAATTTGCTGACTAACATTATCCCATCCAGATCTATCTCTATATCGTAAAAAAACTTTTTGAGAATTTATATTATTAAATACATTAGATCCAAAAGTAGGACAATTACCATAAAAATAAATTAAATTTAATTTTGAGCAATTAGCGAATGCATAATCTCCTATAGTAGTAACGCTATTTTGTACAAGTAAACTACTTATGTTATTACATCCATAAAAAGCATAGTTTCCTATAGATATTAATTTTTTTGGAAGTTTTAACTCTCCATTTAAACTAGTGCATCCATAAAAAGAATTAGCGCCAATTGAAGTTATTGATTTTGGCAAAGTAATTTTAGATAAATTAATACAATTTTTAAAAGCACTGTCCAAAATAACTTCAATCGGACTAGAGAAATTTATTTCTTTTAAATTTGTATTATCTTTAAAAGCTGAATCACCTATATTATAAATTGTAGTATCGAATACTTTATATGGTATATCTAAAATTTCACCTATGCCACGATAAGCCTTAATAGTTGCTTTATTCGCCGCAAATGAATAATTAAAATCTCCTAGTATAAAATTAGATAAAGTTGCTCCATAAAAAATATTTTTTCCAAATACCATATTATCATTTTGTATACTAATAGAATTTAAATTTAGACAATAACTGAATGCATAACTTCCTAAATACTCTACTGATATTGGTAGAGTTATATTTTCTAATCCAGAAAAACTAAACGCATTATCTAATATACTAATAATATTTGATGGTATAGTAATATTTTTTAAATCTTTGCATGCATAAAAAACTCCATAATTTATTTTATTTATTAAAGGAGGAATATTGATGGTAGTAAGACCACAATTAGAAAAAGCGTAATTAGAAATTTCTCTTATTGAATTTGGCAAATTTAAAGTAGTTAATTTTTTACAACCATAAAACGCACTAGATTCTATGGTTTCAACCCCATTATTTATCGTTACATTAGCTAAATTAATACAACTACTAAAACTATTATACTCTATTCTTTTACATGTTCCAGGAATATTAACATATGTTAAACTAGAGCATCCAGGAAAAGTAAATCTAAGAGCATTTAAATTAGGAGGTAGGGTAATTCCTTCTAATTTTGTACAATAATAAAATGTGCCAAAACCAATTGTAGTTAAAGAATTAGGAAGATTTATTGTGACTAATTGTTGACACATTGAAAATACCCAATTACCAATCTCTATCAATCCTTCTGGTAAAACAATGTTAGTAATGCCTGTGCCAGAGAATGTGCTATCTCCATGCAAATATTTTAGAGTACTTGGTAATGTGATATTTGTAATTTTTGTGCAATAGGCTAAAGTACTCCCATAAATTCTCTGCAATCCTTCTGGAAAGACTATATTAGATTCTAGATTAATGCAATTATAAAAAATCGCACCTTTTAATCCTCCAGATCCATATTCACCATTATCAGAAATTGCTACTCCTGTTGGTATATTGGCATATTTTAAATATCTACAACTATAAAAAGCACCTTCTCCTAAATAAGTTACTGTATCAGGCATAATCGCAGAAACTATTTTAGTTCCCTCAAAAGCGTAACTTCCTATAATTGTTACTGAATTTGGGATAGCATTTCTACCATTAAAAGTAAGAGAACTGCAATAACCTCCATTATTTTGACCAAGAGTTCCATCCCCGCATGGTCCCCATATATAACGAGAAGAAGAGAAAGCGTAATCTCCAATTCTAATTATATTATTTGGAAAAATAATATCAACTAAACTAACACAATTATAAAAACAAGCATATGATATTTCTGTTAAATTTGTTAAATTACTCAAATCAACATTTATCAAACTCCTACATTCACGAAAAACTTCATTTTCTATAGAAGTCAAATTAGTACTTGGCTCGAATATTAAATTAACTAAAGATTTACAAGAATAAAAAGCTTTATATCCTATTTTTTTAACATTGCTTGGCACAGTTATATTATTTAATTTTTCACAACCATGGAAAGTAACTTGCCGTATTTCATTTAAATTATTTGGTAAATTAATTGTCGTTAAATTAGTACAACCATAAAAATTTTCTCCCCACCAATAAGTTTCTCCATCAACTGCTCCTGGAAGAATTGCTGTCGTCAAACTTGTGCAATAAGTAAAAGCCGAATATCCGACATATCTAATATTCGCAGCACTTGCGTCTACTGTTATTAAATTACGGCACTCCCTAAAAGCGTAATTACCAATAAAATATATTCCGTTTTCAATAGTGACACTTGTCAAAGTTTGACATCCATAAAAAGCATTATCTTCAATACCTAAAACGGGTAAACTATCTTCACCAGTTGTACTTGGTATAGTTAAAGCTCCATCATAAGTACTACCTTGGCCAATGGTGTAATATCTACCGTCAGGATGATAATTAAAAACAAGAGCCATGATTTTTAATTATTTATTTTATCTATTGTTTTATCTATGATATTATCTTGGGGAACTTTTTCTTTTAACCAAGAGTTTAGAACTCCAAAATAAACTAGATGTTCGCTATCAATTAGATAAAGTTGATTATTAAAATTATCTTTATAAGGTTTTACTCCAGAATCTTCATTTAAATCAATTGCCTTTTCTTTTTTAAATTTAATCCTATACATTTTAATTAAATTATTATATCTTTCACGAGCTTGCGAAGTTATTAAAGCGTCATCTCCCACAAAAGATATTAAACCACCATTATCTCTATCGTACTGTTTTGGAGTAGAAGCATCATATGATGATTTATCATCTTCTATTTTATTTGGAGTAACAGTAGCACAACCAATTAAAACAAAATTAAGTGCTAGTACGTTTACGAATTTTTTCAAGATCTTTCTCCTTTACCTCTTTTTCTATTTCACTTTGATAGTTAACTTCTTTTTGAGCTTCTTGGCGCTCTTTCATTTCTTTTGTATTTTTTGCGCCAAATACGTTATTTATTGCTGAGAATATTCCAGATACAGCAGAAAGTAAAGCTTGGATTATTCCAGTTGGCATAATTACTCTACGTAACTTGCTGTAGCATCTTTACAACCTGATGCGATAGCGTTAAGTACCTTAATTGCAAGAGCAGTATTTCCATCAACCCTGCTAAATTGTTGAGCATAAATATCTTTTATAACAGTGGCATAATTTGCCCAATGAGTTTTTTCTTCTGGAAGATAATCTGATAAAGCTTTTTGTAATTGTGCTGGAGTTGGAGCAGAACCGACTGTTAAGCCTTCTACAATAGTTGCGACATGATTAATCATTTTAGCTTTTTCAATTCTATCGTCTCCAGAAACGGCTTGATCAAGTACGACTGTGCAAGCTAATACTACTGCTGGCTTTACATAAGGAAGAGCATTCTCTACGCTAGTCGCTGCATCAACTTGACCAGTTGGAGTTGTTGCACAAGCTCCAAGAAACAAGCTTAAAAAACCGATACCAATTAAATTTAATTTATTCATATATTATCTCCATGTGGGTGTATTCTTTCCTCTGCTTCAGTTGTGGAAGCTACTGTGCCTCCTGTGACTTTTGCATCTTTTACTGTGAGAGAAAAAATTATTCCACTTACTATCGCTACAATTCTTGAAATTCCTACAACATAATTTTCTAAATGATCTGGTAAAAAAGATACTAGAGATGGATCCATGTGTATTGACATAGCAGTAGATACAGCAACAACAGTTAATATTCCAGATGTGCTAGATCTCCAATTAGGACCAAATATTTTAGATAACATATTCCTCATAAAAGATTACACTATATTATAATAATATATATTTCTAAAGTCTAATAATAAATTATTACGCCAAACCTAAAGACACATAAGTATCAATTAAAGTTTTTACTCTTGCTTCTAGTTTTGCTAAATCTAGATAAGTGCCAATGCTATAGAATGCAATTCTATTATTGTATTGAAGAGTGCCTGAATTAAATCTATCAAATACATAAATATTAGTAGGAACAACTGTTACTGAACTTACCGTATTTGTTCCAGAAAAGTATCCAGTTGAAGTTTTATAATATAAATTTATATCAGTTGAGGTAGACCTACTAACTCCAGCAAAACCAACAATAGGAACAGGAAAAGTAGAAGCACCAGAATTGTCAATGCTTCCTGCATTATGAGCCCTAAAAATTGATGAGGTACCAGCATATGGTCTTAATGCTATAGTTCCATTTGCAGTTGTATCACTTCCTAAAGTATATCCAGTATGAGTAGCAGTAGTAGTATATGTAGCTGCATGAACGGTATTTTTATTAGCAGCATCAATAGTATTAGTTAAATTTGTATTTAAATATTTACCTGATGCTCCTAAAAGTCCAGATTGTCTATTATAATTAGCTGAGACAAATGAAGTATTAGTTAATGCTGGACCTTTCAAAGTAGACAATGCTCCATTTAAAGTTCTTGCTCCAGCAAAAATAGCACAAGAAATTATAGATGACCAAATACCATCGAACTTACAACCTAAAATAAAAGCTTTAATAGCATTTTTTGTTGTTGTCTCTAAACTCGCTGCATCTGCAGTTTCTATTTTAGAAATATAATTTGCATAATCTAAATCTACTCCAGAATATCCAGTTATGCCAGCTTGAACAGAGGGTAATACTATCATGCCGTTGTATTTCCATACATTATAAAAGTACTACTACCTAAACCTAATATTGATAATGCTGCATATTGTCCAGCAGTTTTATATTGATTATTAAAAGTATTTAATGTAGCACTTGTTCCAGCAGCGATTGTTACTTGTCCAGCTCCTTGCTGTATAACAGAAACATTAAACCCTGCAGTTAGAGTTGATGGAACAGTAATTGTAATTGCTGATGATGAATTTGCTAAAATTATTTTGCCATTATGAGTGGTTGCATCTAAAGTCAAAGTTGTAGCTGTAACAGATATTGTTTCTGGTATAGCGTTTGCTATTTTGGCTCCATTAAAAGATGCTCCTGCACTAAATGTTGGTGCAGAAGAAAACGTTTTAATTCCAGCGATAGTTTGATCTCCAGCGTTGTAAACTAAATTCGTACCAGTAACACCAACACTTGAGATAACTCCATCAGAAAAAGTTTTGAGTCCAGCGATAGTTTGAGTTCCAGTATTG